ATTGGCAGGCCCATGGCGGTGCCGGTGGCGAGCAGGCCGGCGCCGGCGTTGAGCAGCTGGTTGCGCGCTTCCATGGCGCGGTTCCATTCGCGCTGGCGTTCGCGCACGGCGGCCAGGCGGCGGCCGTGTTCGTTGAGCTGGCCGTTGGCGCGGTCGATCTGGGCGGCGAGTTCGCGCTGGCGGCTGGCGAGCTGGGAGACCGGCAGGCCGCTGCGTTCGATCTGGGTGCGGGCATCGGCCTGGGTGCGAGCGAGGCGGGTGTTGTCGCGCTCGCGCTGCTTGACCTCGCGCCGGGTGGCTTTGTACTGCTCGTTGAGTTCGCGGCTGGGCTGCTCGGTGGCGATGATCTGGTCGCGCAGGGCGCGCAGCTTGTCGCGGGCGGTGCCCAGGGCGCGGGCGTTGTCGGTGAGGGCCTGGGTGGCGCCGGTGTAGTTGCCGATGCGCTTTTGCTGGGCCTCGAGGTCGCGCAGGCGGTCGCGCGCTTCCTTGACCGCGCCGGACAGCTTGTGGCTGCCCTGCATCATGCCCTGCAGGGGGCGGGTGAGTTTGTCGACGGCGCCGAGGATGACTTGCAGGCGCAGGCTTTGGGATGTGCTCATGCGTCAGTCCTCGGCGGGTTCGGCGCGCACGCGGGCGCGCTCGCGCCAGGCGATGAGGTCGGCCAGGTCCATGGCGGCCAGCTCGGCGAGCGGCCAGTGGAACACGGTGGCGATGTCGGCCATGGCGTCTTCAACGCGGCGCGGGGGGGCGGGGTCGGTGTCGGTCAGCCGGCGGGCTTGAGTGACCGCGGCAGCAAAAAATTGGAGATCTCCACGGCGCAGGCCATGAGGTCGGCGGCGTCCATGCGGGCGACTTCGTGCGCCAGCAGCGGGGGCTCGGTGATGCGGGGCAGCAGATCGGCGACGGCGCCGGCTTCCATGCGCAGCAGGTCGCTGAGGACGATGCCGCGCAGGGCGCCGGCGTCGGGCTTGCGCAGGGTGATGGTGTCGATTTGCCCTTCGCCGCGGGGGATGGGCTTTTCGAGCTGGATGGGGGTGGTCATGGGCGGGACTCCTGGTGTGTGGGGTGCCGGTTACGCCACGTTGTCCGGCGCTCTCAGGGACGGGTGCAGGAGGTCACCCGCGGAGCCGATTGATGCGGGCTTACAGCCCCAATGCGTTGCGCTGTTCGGCCAGGCGATCGACGCCGCCGACGACTTCGACGAAGTTCATGAGGTCGATCTCGATCTCGACCTGGCCGTCGACCGTGAGCTTGTAGTAGCTGAGGTTGGCCATGACCTTGAGCGGAGCGTCTTCGCCGGCCTTGGCGGTGCCGGGGTCGAGCTCGGTGTAGCGGCCGCGGGCGACGACTTCCACCGCGGTGACCTGGTCGGAGTCCTCACGCTGCCATGCGCCGACAAAGCGCATCAGCGCGCCGTCGACCTTGGAGATACCGAACTGGCGATAGACGCGCACGTCCATGCCGACGGTGAATTCCATGTTGAGGGCTTCGAGGCCCATGTCGGCGGCGACGGGGCCGTTCATGCCGCCACCGCGGAATTCTTCGGTCTTGCGGGTGAGCTTGGGCAGCACGACCTCGCTGGCGACGCCGGCGTAGGACTCGCCGCCGAGCAGGAGGTTGAAGTTCTTGAGCTTGCGGGGGAGTGCCATTGTGCAGTGTCCTCGGTGGGCGGGCGTGGCGGCGGATCATCTTCGTGGGGTCACGAAGACGATCCGGCCGGCTTAGGCGTTGATGCGGTCGGCGAAATCGACCAGATAGCGGTCGGTGATGCGCTGCTGGAAGACGAGGTTTTCCAGCGGCGGGACGGGGGTGTAGTCGAAGTCGATGTAGAGCTTGCCGGTCTTGAGGGTGGCGGGCTCGTTGATGGACTCGTTGTACCAGGCGTTGGCGTCGATGATGTAGCCGAGCGACTTCATCTCGCGGAACTTGGCGTTGATGCCTTCGATGATGTCCTTGACCAGGCTGGGGTGCATGGGCTTGTCGATGGCCCACATGTGCGCGTCGGCGATGGTGTCGGCGAGGATCTGGGCGGTGCGCACTGCGCTTTCGAATGCGAACAGCGGGTCGTCGGAGCAGGTGCGCGATCCCCAGAAGCGGAAGCCGTCGCGGCGCACAAGGGTGGTGATCTCGTCGGCGTTGAGCAGGCCGGCGTCGGTGGCGGGGTTCTGCAGGTCGAAGAAGACGTCCTTGCTGATGCCGGTGACGCCATTGACCCCGATGTTGGAAAGCGTCTTGTGCCAGCCGATCTCCTCGTCGAGCTTGGCGCGCAGGCCCACGGCGCGGGCGGTGGCCCAGGCGGTTGCGGTGGCGCTGGCGGCGGTATCCCATTCGAGGAAGTCGGGCCAGATCAGCATGAGCTCGCGCTGGCTGAAGCCGGCGCGGTAGGCGATGGCATCGCTGACGGTGTCGCAGCCCCAGGCGGACACGTAGGCGAAGGCGCGCAACTTCTGCGCGACGGTGGCGAGCGCGGTGGCGACGGCCTGGGTGTCGAGCCCCGGGCAGGCGAGGATGCGCGGCCGCACGCCGAGCTTGGCCTCGGCGGCGAGCAGGGCCTGCATGCCGGTGTAGGCGCCGGCCGCGGTGACGGTGCCGATGACGGCGGTGGTCGTGGCGGCTTCGTCGAGGCCTTCGGCCACGCGCACGACGACGACGATGGGCGCGCCTTGGTCGGCGATGGCGTCGAGCGTCTTGGCGAGCGTGCCATGCACGCCGGCCTTGCCGATGGCCTCCATGATGTTGGTGACGAGGACCGGAGTGTCGACCGGGAAGTAGGTGGCGTCTGCGTCGGCGGCGGTGCAGACGAGCCCCACCACGGCAGTGGCGATGGTGCGGATGGGGCGAATGCCGTCGTTGACTTCAACGACTCGTACGCCGTGGTGGTAATCGGTGGCCATGGGGCACGTCTCCGGCTGAGGTTGTGCGGGTGCGCGGGATGAATGACGTGCGCAGGATGCCGCGCGCGCGCGGGCAACTGGGGCGCGGCGGGTTTTGCGGCCGAGGGCGTAGAACTGCTACGGGTCGGTGGCCGGGTTGCGCGGGCTGGGGATGAGCACGCGCAACCGGCGCTCGCACGACAGCAGGCAGGCGATGCCGAGCTCGAGCACCACGGTGGGCCACTGTGGTGCAGCCCCGGTAATGATGCCGATGATCTGCGCCGCGGCGCCGACGGTGAGCAGCCACATGGCGATGCGCACGACGACGTGAGTTCCGGGGGTCATGCGGTTGAGCGCAGGCTCGGCGCGCCACAGGATTACGGCGCAGGCGGCGGCCGACGCCAGGGAGAGGGTAAGGGCAATCATTTTGCGACCTCCTCGGCCTTGCGTTGGGCGAAGCGCAGCAGGCCTCTGCCGATGACATCGACGGCCAGCAGGCCGATGCTGAGCGCAACAGGGAAGCTGACGACTTGATCGGGCAGGGCTTCCGGGATCCAGCCTGCGTCGGCAGCATAGCCGACCGCAACGGGCGAGCCCCAGCCGGCCGCGAGTGCGGAGATGCCGACGCGCGACAGACGGTCGAGCGCGCCCAGAATGGGCTGGTAGGTCATCGCCCACCACCCGCCCGCGGCGCCGGCACATAGCAGCACAGGATCGAGCCCGGTGGCGGCGCTGAACAAGGTGAGCCCGGCTGCGGTTGCGGCGACTGCGGGCGGGCTTACGGGGTCAGTCATGGTTGATCCTGTGCTGGCGACACCAGGGCCGCGACGTCCGGGTTTTGCTCGAGGAAGGCGCGCAGCTTGGCGACGGGGTCGGCTGCGGGCTCGGGCGATGCTGGGCGCGGGCGGGTGACGAGGTCCCAGGTCGAGCCGTTCCAGCGCGGCCACCGACCCTCGGGGAATTCTGCTGGCGGCAGCGCGGTGGTGCAGCGCGCGGGGACCAGGAATACGCCTGGCTCGCGCGGGCTTTCGTCGGCCGTGGTGGGGCCGATGTAGATCCCGGCGACGTCATACTGATAGACGGTTTTCATGGCGGTCCTCAGAACTTGATGCAGGCAAGCAACGCGATGTTGCGCGGGCGCGTCTCGGCTCCACCGGCGGGGTGGATTGTGATGCCGTGGCTGTGGCTGCCGGCGGCATTCACCGAGAGGCTGTGGGCGTGCGCGCCGGCGGTGCCGATGGATACGGAGTGGGCGTGCTCGCCGGCGTCCGAAGTGGTGCGGTCGACATAGGCGAACTGGACGTTGTCGTAGTCGATGCCGCCTCGCGAGCCGAGGCCGGCCGCATCCGGTTCGCCGCCGAATTTGTAGTTCTCCTTCATGAACCGGTCGCGATAGCCGTGCGCGTGACTGCCCGCGGTGCCCGTGCTGCCGGCGTGGTTGTGCGCGCCGTCAGCGGTGGCAGTGCCCGAGTGCGCGTGGTCTCCGCCGGCGGCCGCGGCGCCGCCGTGGCTGTGGCTGGCGGTTTCGCCCGACTGAGTGGAGCCGATGCTGCGCCCGCCGTCGATGCCGCGCGAGTCGTCCCAGCCGCGGACGAACTCGCCGCGCATGTCGGGCAAGTTGAATGTGGTGAAGCCGTTGCCCGCGCCGAATGTGGTGCCGATCGCCGCGAAGAGCTCCGCGTAGGCGACGCGCGAGACGGCGGCGCCGTTGGCCTTGAGCCAGCCGGTTGGGGCGGTGTCGCGGGCGAAGTGAGCCACCAGACCCGGCGGCGCCATCTGTCGCGTTTCCGCCTTGCTGAAAACGTCGAGGTTTGTGCGTGCCGCCGCGATGCTGATGACGTCGGAGAGGTTCTTTGCGCGCTCGAGCGGGGCTGGGGCGCTGCCGGCGGGCTCGTTGTTGACGAGGGTGATGCGGGTGCCTGCTGCGTAGCTCTGCCCCAGGTGCAGCCGAGTCGAGATGGCGGCGTCGGGCTGCCATTCGCCGGCGCCTGTGCCCAGGTCGATGCGAAGGCCGTCGATGTACACCGCCAACCCGTATGTGGTGGTAGCGGACAGATCGACGATGGTTTGCCCGGCGGCGAGCAACTGCTTTTCGGCGATGGTGTCGACGGTGACGTTGATGGCGTCGGGGCTCTGCCATTCGTAGTCGCCGTCGGCGTTTGTGGCCTTGCCGAGCAGCTGCCCGACGGTGCCGCCGGGGATGATGGTCTCTGCGGTGGCGTAGTTGGCCACCCAGGTTTGCGAGGCAACGGCGACGTTGGGGTCGACAAAGAGGGTGACGACGGCGGCGTTGGTGACGGCGAATTCGAGGCGGAGGATGGTGTCGCTGTACGCGCCCTCTGAGCTCGCGGGCTTGTAGGTGTCGGGCAGGTTGCCGACCACGAAGAGCCCGCCGTCGGCATCGAACACGCCGACTTCGCGCAAGGTGAAACCGCCTTCGGCCGCCGGGATCACGAGCTCGGCCGTGTAGCGGGTAAGGTCTTCGGGGTCCTGGTAGACGCGATTGACCGGCGCCCGGTACCGCTCGCGCACGAGCTGGATCTGCAGCTCGTCGGGTTCGACGGGCAGGCCGTTTCCATCGCCCACTGCGATGTGGGTGAGGTTGATGGGGGCGCCAGCGGCTTCAGCCTCGGCCATCTTGCGCAGGCCGTAGGCGGTGTGGATGGTCTTGAAGGTCACGCGGCTACCCCCTTAGGCAAAGGCGTGATGCTCGGCCACGATGGCCTGGGTTGAGATCATGTTTGCGGCCACGACGAGCAGCGCGGAGCGGGCTGCCTCGCTGACGGCTTGCGCTTCGGTAAGCGCGGCTGCGGACGGGTAGCGTTTGACCTCTTGCGCGACGCCGGTGGCGTTGCGGTAGAGCACGAGATGCTCGGCCGACTCGACGGATGGCACGCTGAAGTACTGCCCGTCGGTCGTCGCGGCAAGGCCCGCGGCCACGGTCGCAAATACGCCAGTGGAGAGTAGCGCAGCGTCTCGCGCGGACTCTGCCGCGCCCTGGGCGGTCTGCGCCGATACTGCGGCCGCTTCCGCCGCGCTGCGATTCTGCCCGGTCTCGGTGATCGCGGCGGCAGCGTTGAGCTCGAGTTCGAGGTCGCGTTGCAGGTGCGCGAAGGTGCGCAGCGGGCCGGATTCGGTCTGGACTTCGACCGTATCTGCGCCGTGCACCAAGTCGTGGGCGAGGCCGACATCGGCCTCGAACTGCGCTACGCGGCTGTTCAGAGTCTCGCTCATGGGTCACCAGTATTGTTTCGTCATCGTTGTGTGCAGCAGCGTGTGCAGGCTGTCGATCGCATCGACGGTGCTCTGCTCGCCGTTGTAGGCGGCGTCTGTCATGAGGTCCCAGGCGATAGCGTTGTCGGAGTAGCGCGGCGCGTCGTAGCCGATGCCGACGTCGTTGCCGACGTTGCACGCCGCAGCCACGGTGAGGCGCGATCGCGTGACCGCGGACACCGCGATTTCCTCAAGGTGGCTGCGCAGGCTCTTCGTTCGCTCGACCGCCTCGAGAGCAGCGACCAAGCCGGCCTGCGTCACAGGGATCTGATCCACGTCGACCAGCAGGCGAAAGGTGAAGGGCGCGGCGGCTGGCGTCTGGTTGAACCACTCCTGAATGCGCACCGGAATGCCGAGGGCGTCGAGCGCCTGGCGGACCGCGCCTGCGGTGCCCTTGATCTGCTGGACCGCGAGCGCCGTCTTTACGGTGTCGCGCTTCTGGCGCTCAGTCCAGTCATCCTGCCAGGTGTCGACAGACCACGCCCAGGCCAGCCAGGGCAGCAGGGCGGCAGGGCAAGCCTCGGGGTCCCACAGGTCGCGCAGCGTCACCGGCAGCGTCGCTGCTTCTGCGCATGCGGCGGCCACGTTGCGTTCGAGCAGCGTGGCGTTTGGCGGTAGCAGGGTGGCGTCAGACATCGGTGTTGGCGGCCACGGTAAGCGAGATGGTGGTGCAGTGGCTGGCTTCGCCGTCACCGATCGGCAGCGTTGCGGCCGGCGAGGTCAGCTCGACGCGCTGCACGCCGGGTTGGTGCAGGGCGGCATAGATGCCGGAGAGGGTGACGTCGCGGCGCAGCACGTGTTGCGCCGATGCATATGCCTGGGCGGCCGAGGCGGCTGCCGCCTGCACGACAGCAGCGTCGGGTCCGGGCAGCATGACCAGCTCGGCGACGATGCTGTAAGAGACGATGGCCGCCGACTGCACGGTGACCTGGTCGGTCATCGGGCGGACGGTCTCCCGGTTGAGCGCGGCGGCCACTGCGGAGAGCGTGCTCTCGGGTGCGGTGCCGTCACCGGTGCGGCTGAGCACATAGACGGTGACTGCGCCTGGGGTGGGGCTGACGGCTGAGATGTCGAGTACATCCGGATGCGCGGAGAGTCCGTGGAAGACGTAGCTCTGTTCGCTGCCGGCGGTGGTGTAGCCCTCGGGGGCGAGCTGGATGCGCCGCCGGAACTCGCTGTCGCTTTCCCAGATCGGGGCGCGCGGCGGGATGGCTGCTGTGTCGCCGGCGTCGATCAGTAGCCGGGCGACGTTGTAGTTGGCGCCGATCTGATCGAGGTCGGCTCCGGTAGCGTGCGCGAGCATGACGGCGCGGGCAGCGTCGTTGATGCGCTGGCGCAGGATCAGCTCGCGATATGCGCTTTCTTGGAGCAGCTTCGCGAGGGGCTCGGATTCGAGCGCGAGGGCAGCGGCGACTCCACCTTGTTGCTCGGTCGGCCACAGCGCGATCAGCGCGGCCTTGCGATCTGCCAGGATGGCTTCGTAATCGAGTGCCTCGATGATCTTGGGCGCAGGCAGCAGCGACAGGTCGATAGCGGTGCTCATGCGGCGCCTCTCAGCGGGATGGCCAGGGTGTTGGTGCGGCCCGCACTCGGGCCGTCGGTGCGTACCGCCTCCATGCGAATGGTGAGCTGCCCGCCGTCGACGTCGAACTGGATACGGGTTGCGCGGATGCGGCGCTCCCAGCGCACCAGGGCAGCGACCGTGGCGGCATAAGCCTGCAACAGGGTTGCGCCGTTGAGTGGGCGGTCGATGAGTTCGGGCAGCAGCGAGCCGTAGTCGCGGCGCATGACACGGCTACCGATTGGCGTGGTGAGGATGTCGCGCACGCTCTGCCGAATGTGGTCGATGTCGTCGAGGGCTGAGCCTGTTTGGGAAGACATGCCGCGGATCATTGCGGGCCTCCTGTGGTGCCGCCGCTGTCGCCGGGGTGGGTGTGGGTGTGCAGCACGATGCCGTTGCTGCTGAG